GCAATTACGCAGCTTATATGCGGGTCTCAACCGATGGCCAAGATGTGGCCACACAGGAACATGGCATCAAAGCTTATCTGAATGGCGGGAGCCACAACTTGAAATGGTTCAAAGAAGAGGGCGTGTCTTCTGGGACCGATTGGCATCAGCGCGCTGAGTTGCATGCGTGTTTGGATCATTGCCGCAAAACCGACGCGACTATGGTGATATACAGTGTCAGCCGTATGTCACGCCGCACTTGGGAAACACTGCGCTTTCTGGAGCAAGAGGTGAAGACCGGCCACATCAAGCTGGTGGTCGTTGATAATCCTAATCTGGATCATAACACCATTGGTTTGCTCAGTGCCGTGGCTGAGATGGAGCGCACCCAGATCAAAGCGCGCACCAAGATGGCGCTGGATCGGATCAAATCTGAGATAGCTAAGAAGGGGTCTTATGTGGCCAAGTCTGGTCGCACGATTACCAAGCTTGGGGTGCATGACAGGCTGGCAGACGCCGGCAAGGCTGGCAACGAGGCCAATCGTGCCGCTGGGGCAGGGCGCGCCAAGGATCTTTGGCCGCTGATTGATAGTTTGCGACAACAGGGCCTGAGTTATAATGCCTGTGCCGTCCAACTCGACAAAATGGGAGTGCCATCCCCGCGACGCCAGCAAAATCCTGATTTGGCCAAGAAAACTGAATGGCGCAAAAGCAGCGTGCGCAACTACTATCTGCGCGGAAAGGAAAACAACTAATGAACATAACAACCAACCACAAGGGAGGGGCGCCCAAGGAATTGCATTGGGTTAGCAACCTTTCCGATTTTGATCTGGGCAGACCCGTGACACTGCTTACAATGCAGGATTGGCCAAACCGCCCTAACGGTCCACCAGCAATTAATGGGAGTGTTGGCCAATGGATTTAGACAAAATAAATGCCGCTGACATCCGCGCCGCACTGGTCGCAGAATTTGCACACGAACTGATGACGCAAGAGTTAAAAACATGGCAAATGCGAATTGCTAGATTGGACACACCGCTGCAACGCTTTGCAAATAGTACCACAAACAGGTCCATGACCTCGCGGCTGTTGTGCATTGCGGCATTCGATGCGGCGAAAGACGCAACCTACCTTGGGGTCACAAAACAAGAGTGCGCTGAGGCGCTTGGTATAAGTTTAAACGCCGCAAGCGCAATCGTCTCGCATTACGTTCAAGAGGGCTGGGCGGTTGCTCACGAATCAAGTTCTAAGCACTTCCGGTCAAGTCGTGAACTGCTACAAATTTCAGATGATTACGCTAACAAGGTCTATGACCTTTCAACAAGCTACTTGTGGTCCGCACACCAAAAACTGATTGATTTTGACCAAATCACAACAAGTCACTTGGACTTTACAGATGATTCGAAAAGTGAATAAGATAGCAACAGGAGATGAATTATGAGTAAAGTAAACGGGAAGAAGCGGGTCAAGATAAACCAAACTGTGTACAACATGCGCACGGGCTTAATGACATTTAAACGTCGGCTTGATATTCCTATGTGGCACATCGACCATCTCAATAAATCAATTGAGGCGTTCGAGGAAATGGCCAATGAGTTGAAACGTATTCGTAATTCAAATACTCTGCGCCACTCAGACCAGTGCATGTATGCCCAGGCAACTTTAACGATGATGGCGAAACGCTTTCATCACATGATGCCCAAGGATCCACGCAGCCGAGGGTCTGAAAACCTGGAGTTTATAGACGGTCATGGATTGGTGGATAAAAGCGGTCACGCTGAATTGCTCGCCAGGGAAGACCTCAATGAACCCGTAAGAATTGACCCAGACCGGTGGTCTGATCCAAGCCCGATTTAGGGTAAATTAAGGCTAGAACAAGGACCAGACGGGTCGTCTGGTAACCGTCGGTTAGTATCTAGTCTTTGTACAAATCTCAAAAGGAGGGGTTTTCGTGTTATATCAGAAAGTTACCAACAGTTATAAAAAGCTTAGACGCATAATTAGTATTCTCTTAGAAACTACTGTAGGTGCAGAAATACAGAACAGACTGTACTGTAATACTGTACAGACTGTACAGACTGTACTGTCTGTCCTGTCCTTTCTGTTTTTTGTGTACGCGATTTATTGGATGATGATTGTTGGATGCGCGCTTTCCGACCAGTGCTATAACGATTGGGTGGGCAAGTAATCATGCCCAAACTTACCAGAACAGGCTATGAAATAGGTAGCAGTGAGGCCGGAGCGATTGTTCTACACAAGACGACGTTTCAAGACAGGATTGAAGTTCTCCGCAAACACAAGCTGGCACGGGCCGGCGTAGAAGAGCTAGACGCGATACGCAATGTTAATGCTTTGCGTCGCGGCACACACTTAGAAGCCGGTGTCGCATCTTGGGCGCAAGAGCGCTTGGAAGAGATGACCGGTGGCACTGTGGCAATGTTCGAGCCAGATGTTGCCTACCGAAAAGAAGACATGGGCATTGCATCCTCTGTCGATAGAATAATCAGGCTCAGTGACGCCCTGCATTTAGAAAAGGCGGACGGCTCTGTGGTTATCCATGAGGGCGAAGGCATCATGGAGGTCAAAACCGACTTCTACCATCACGGCAGACCGAAGCCCGAGTGGGTGATGCAAGTGATGCATCAAATGCTCTGCACTGATCTTCGCTGGGGCATCATTGCCTGCATGGACCAAGGCGGCAAACTCCATTTCTATCCCGTCGAGTTTGATCCAAACGTGGTTAACGTAATGATCCTCGCATTCGCTGAGTTTTGGGAATTGGTTAAGAGCGATGGTGAATATCCGCCTATTGCCGAAGCAGAGAAGCCGGAGTTTATAGACATCAGTGACTTGCTGCCCGAAACTAATTCGGATTTGGCCCAGCTATGTGGTGATTATCTGAAGGCTAGCGCTGAAGAACGCATGTGGAAGAAAACAAAGGAAGGCATCAGAGACGGGATTGAGCAATGCATGGACGCTTTGGGCGTTGAGCATGCAGCCCTGCCAAGCTTTGAGATTACTTCGACAACGCAAATGAAAGAAAAAAGAAAGATGGTAGCAACCGGCGAGATGGCACCATCCAGCAAATTTTCGATAAAGGAAATTAGTTATGAATAGTATAGTCACCAATCGGAAATCACTTCAGCCGCAAACGATGGATGAAGCAATGCGCTTCGCGGAGGTCATCAGCAAATCAGCGATGGTCCCTAAAGATTTTCAAGGCAAACCGGCGAATACCCTGGTCGCAATCCAGTGGGGCATGGAGCTTGGCCTCGCACCGATGCAAGCTTTGCAAAACATAGCCGTTATCAATGGCAAGCCGAGTGTCTATGGCGATGCGTTGCTGGCTATGGTCAGAGCGGACAGTCGATGCACTGGGGTTAATGAATACATTGATGGTGCGGGTGACGCGATGACCGCCGTGTGCATTATTAAGCGCGCGCATGGCGGTGAGATAGAGGAAATCAAGCGAACATTCTCTGTCACCCAAGCGAAGCAGGCGCGGCTCTGGGGCAAGCAGGGGCCGTGGCAGCAATATCCCGAGCGCATGTTGCAGCACCGCGCCCGTGGCAACGCCATAAGAGATGGCTTCCCTGACGTCATCAAAGGCATGGTCACAGTGGAAGAAGCACAGGACATGACGCCAGTGGACATTACACCCACGCAGGGCGCCGTACAGCCACCAAAGCTAGAAGAATTAAGCAAGGCCCCCAAAGTGTTGGAGGGCGTAACTGATGCGGTTGAGGTGGTGCCGACGCAAGTCGGTAATGACGCCGCCTATAGTTTCGCAATGAATGTTCCCAATAAGGAACCGAGGTTGTTCGAAGCCGCTGAAGAATTTGCGGATGCATACAGCGACCTCTTGCTGAAAGTCAGACGCGCGGACAAGTTAGCGCCGGCCACTCGTCGTACCAAGATGAAAGATCTTGAGCAACAAAACGAGGAAGCTTTCCACAACTTACCCACAGAAACCATGGAAGAGCTAAAGGACAAGCGTCTTCAATATAACAAGGTCTTGAGCCTGGAAGAGAAGGATGCAGCGAATGGATAAGGTTGGCCTCACACCCGTTCAGAATGAGGTGTATAACTTCCTCCGTATGTACCACCGCGAACATGGTGTCTTCCCCACGGTCAAAGAATGTTGTGCCGGCAAGATCGACGGTGAGCCGGTTATCAAAAAACGATCCTCAACCAATGGGATGCACCGCATTCTTAAAGGACTTGAGGAGCGGAAATGGATAGAAATTATGCCCATGCGTGGCCGAGCAATTCGGCTGCTTTAACTGATTTTATTAAAGGAATTTTCAATGGAACCTTCTTTTCAAAATGATCTAATCTGTAATGCCGCCGATGACGCTATGCATCACTGGTTAAGCCAT